CATGGTGATTAAACGCTCCGTCTTCAAGACCCTTGAAGAGAAATTTCCTGAACTGTGGTGTAAAAATGACCACCAGAATCGAGACTTTGATGAATACCACGCAGCTTTCGATTGTATGATTGACCCCACAAACCGTCGGTACCTCTCAGAGGACTACGCATTCTGTCGTCGTTGGCAACAAGCGGATGGTAAAATCCATGCAGATGTGAATACAACCCTTGGTCATGTCGGGAATCTCCCATTTAGTGGGTGCCTCAATGACAGGCTTAAGGTGTAGATGCGCAGTTATGATATATGAAACTTGTTACTATTCTTGTTACTCGTTCAAAGTCGTGTCACGTCAAGACACTTCATGCAGTGCTACGCCTTAATATTCGATGTCTGCAGAAGAAGATTGACAATCAAATCGCGTATGTCGATGACGACCCATACAAAAAATCTGAAATTGTGGAAAAATACATGAAAACACATGACCGCATCTTTTTCATTGACTTTGGGATTGGTGTAGATGACAGTTCCCTTGACCAGGTTCTTGAGACGCATGAAGGTGTTGGGTGCCTCGTTTTCCCAGGTGTGGAGGAGGGTATCGATTGGGGGATGTTCAAGGATAAGATTCGAAATGAGACTGACGAACCCGTGTCACAAATGGGTCTTAACTTTGATACTGACGTGGGTAGACCTGTTTCTAAGGATATCCGTAAGGTTAATTCCACTAGTGCGAAGGTTTGGATGATGAACACAAAAAATGTCGCGAAGACCCTCCAAAAAGGTAAGGACTCTAAGATTAGTGCAAAGATGTTTGAAAAATTCCTTCGACAAAATGTACGAGTTTATGCATTTACAGCAGCTAAGTTGACGATGACTTATACACACGAATGTGTGAGTAACATCTTGAACGCTGCAGGTGTCAAAGTCAATTAAAGTTTATACGGGTACCTAAAACATGTCTAATCCGCTTCACAAATATGTCATAGACTTTATCCATTCCGTATGGGGAAGTAAGGATTACTTCCCTGGTCCACAACCAGTCTCTATCGAGTATAAGCATTTCCCTATCTTGAAGGGTGGTGATTATCTCGTGTGTGAGAAGACGGATGGTGAGCGTCATATGATGGTGGCACTTACCTACGACGGAAAGAAGAAATGTCTATTTGTAAATCGGGCTTTCCAAATGTTTGAGGTGTCCATAAATCTCAAGAAAAGTGCCTATGACGGAACGATTCTCGATGGTGAACTGTATGACGGAACCCTGATGGTCTATGATGCAGTTCTTGTCGCTGGTCAGTCTGTATGGAACAAGAATCTCATGGAACGCTTGGATGCAGCGAAGAGTCTCATGAAATCCGTCATCTATATGAAGTCTGACAAATATCGCCTCAAGTGTAAGACGTTCCATCACATGAGAGACTTTGCAAAGTTTATGGATGAGTACCTTCCCACTGTTGAACAAAAGATTGATGGCCTTGTCTTCACACCTGTAAGGGACCCTATACGCATCGGAACCCATGAGACCATGTTCAAATGGAAGCCTCAAGAGAAGAATACGGTGGACTTTCTTATGAAGCGGGAACCATCGAGGGAGACACCAGGACTCGTGCCAGGTATACCTGCGTGGCGCCTGTATGTACAGGAAAAGGGGAAGTTGTATTTTGAGAGTGAGATTCCCCACAACCGCATCGAGGATAAATCATGGTTTGAAGATGGAGCTATTGTGGAGTGTGCATATGTGACGTGGGAGTCTCCGATGTGGTGGAAACCCTTGAAGAGGAGAACGGACAAGACGTACCCAAACAATCGTCGCACTTTTTACCGAACCATCGTGAACATCAAAGAGAATATCAAGATGAAGGAGTTTTTAGATTGTAGACCATGAAATAATATCCAGCTTCGTCAGGTAAAGGGTGTTCTTTGACGCTATCATCATCCATGAGAAACCATTTATTTCTACGCTTCACGAAACTCACGTAGTGTCCATCGTTCTGATGTCCCATGTGGACAGCTGTCGAAATCAGGTTATACTCAGATCCACCAATCTGAATGTTTTCGATAACTTGGACGTGACTCTTGCGGTCAAAGGAAATCATAAACACTTGGGGTAAATTAGAGAAGAGCATACGTGTGGTCGCTACATGATGTGTCTTACCTTCAGTATCTTGAAAATTCTCTATAGTATTCCAGTCAGTGCTATCTGACAACAACTTACCCATATCTCGTCCATTGGAGGTTATCAAGTGAACGCTAAAGTCCTCTTGACTCGATGACTTCCCACCTGGCCATATAGTTTCTTGTGTCTTTTTCCCATAGAACCATTGTTTAATTTCGGGTCTCACAGTCTCGAGGATGTCGATGATGCACAAAACAGCTTCTTGGACGTCATGTTGTTCCCTTGAGCCAAAACGAGGAAACTTTTTACGAAATTCTGACAGAAGGTCACTAATACACAAACTATCCTGTCCTCTCGTCCAGTATGTTTTGATGAGTTCAGAGTACTTGGTCGTGAAGGGGCATTCACCCGTGTAAGGTTGACGCATAAAATGGTTTGTCAAGGCTGGGATGTACAGGAGGCATTGAACCGCTGTATTGAAGTAGCAAGTGTTTCCGTGATTTTCGAGACCCTTCATTGCATTTTGTGCATAAAAAAGGCTTAAGAGAATGACGCAAATGTAAAAAGATAAGAAAAGCAAAATGGACCTTACCGAGAAAGTACTCCCCATCTTTGAAGCTCACAAGAATGAGGGCGATATTGAAGTTGAGATTCGTTTCGGCAAACACAATGGCGCCCTCTTCGATACGAACGTCGGTAAGGATGTATGGAAGCAAGTTCTCAAAGGCCTGAGGAAGTATGGTGGTTGGGAAAGCATAAAGACGAGTACCGTTGACGTGTACTACAACGACAACAACAATATTCGCATCAGTGTCGACGAAGACTCTGGTGAACAGACGATGATTCAAAAGATTTCTGTCATCAAGGAGGATTTCAAGCGTGAACCCCTCGATATACGCTTCTGCGTTGCACGTGAGATTCCTATGAGTGGGGAGTATGAGATGGACCGGAAGAGAACCAAGACCAGGCACTCATTCGTGCGTAAGAACCTGAGTATCGACATGACCATATCTTCAGGGGATAATGCCGATATGGACTCCGAAGAGGAGGCGAGTTACCAAATTGAGATGGAGTTTGTGAAGCCCTCAGATGTGGACTCCATATACAAGTTCAAGAACATTCTTCAGAAGATTGACGATTTGACAAAACTTATTTCGCAGTAAATATAAATGATAGTCTACGCTATTCTCATACTCCTCGTATTAGCACTCATGCGTGAAAACCGCAAGAAATCCGAGGAGGTTGAGGGTTCTAAATATTTCTATATGACTGAGGGTGCGTCTAAGGATACTTACCTCGAGATGCATGCAAATGGTGAGAGTCAAGAGAGGTTGAAGACATTTGTACAGATGGAAGACCAGTTTATTGGGTCACCCCATATAGTTCAAGCAACGATAATTTCTAATAACATTAAAGAAACTTTCCCCAAGTATGACTTTTCGTATCACACCACCCAACTCAAAAGAATCTCTCGCACTATATGAATTAACTAATGGAGTTTAGCATATTGAAAAGTTGCCATAGGAGCATTTTGTGCTTGGGACTCTCCATTTCTGTATACTTCCCAATAACACGCATGATGAGTTTGTTATCATCCTCTTCACCCTCATCACGCTTTAGACCACTCTTACGAATGTAGTCGGCAGCGACATAAATCATGGCATCCAGGAACTCTTCCCTCGCCATGTAGAGCCACGAGTTTACAGGTGTCCCCCAATCCCTCGTGTCATCATCGGTGCGAACACCGTGATTATATTTTCTCAACCCGAGCTCGAGCCGTCCTGTTAACTCTTCTCGAATTCCCATTTGTATTCATGTTGGCTCTAAACTTTAACCAATAGTTGCGGTACTCCACCATCTTCTTGTTCGAAGGGGGTGTCTTCTTGCTCATGATGTAATTGGCAGCCGCGCGACGGTAATCGTTCCTAATGTTAAACGCAACACCAGTGACATTCACCTTGTTCATCAGATACTTCCTCTCAAGTTCTCGGCGTCGTTCCATCTTCCACCGACTGACGACGTTCTTTTTGACCTGGTCGACATCCTTCTTGAAGGGGACACCAGACTTATTACCCTTATTGATGGCGTTGAGAGCCGACTTCATGTTACGCACATCTTGGTTGAGATTGGGTTGGTACCTTTTCATCCACTTGTCACCATAAAGCTTTTTCAGGTCTTTGCGGATAGAGTTCTCGTCGAGACCCCTCTTCTTCATCACCTCAGCCTTCTTAACGTTGCGTTTGGCAGCCACAACGTTCTTTTTGGTGGGTTTGGGTTTGGGTGGAGATTTAGGTTTTGGCGCCGCCAGGTTGTTTCGAACCTTTTCAATCTTGTTGCACAGAGACGTCTTCGTCTCCTTGGCATCGGGTTTAATCTTGAGAATCGTAGCAATTCTGACAAGCTCCTTTTTCGACAGGTTTTCACATTTAACCTTTCCAACGCGGAACGTCTTCCCAGAACCACTGAGAGAGACGTTCTTATTTTTGTTGGTGTTTTTGAAAGTTGCCGTCTTGTTGCCAGACTTGTTCTGGATGCGCTTGTAAAGTTCCTCCTTGGTGAGAACTTTTGTAGCACCGTTCCTGACTGCCCTGAAGTTGACGACACCCATCTTACGCGCGATGTTCACGAGTTCCGACTTTTTCAAACGCGTGGAAGGCTTAGCTGTTGGTTTAGCCTTAGTTTTAGGTTTGGCCTTGGTCTTGGCCTTTACACCCTCCTCAAACACCCCAGTGACACGAATTTGTCCATCGGCGTTCAAGTCCCGAATAAACTTTTTACCAAATTCATAGGCGTTTACCATGTCTTCGGGGTTTTTAGCACCCGAAATCTGAACATTTCCAGTCTTGGAGAGAATGAAAGTTGCGTCATCAAAGTACGCATAGATAAAGGGGGAGAGTTCTGGTTCGTAGGAGACACGGGTCATACCGTACATCCTGAACCTGGATGCGATAACTGTCAGGTTGTCGAAGAACCCATTGATTCTAAATTGACCACTGAGGTTGTTGTACGAGAAGGGGTTGTACAAGAAGGAGTCTTTATTGGTGTACGAGTCAACGACGAAACGTCGAATACGTTCGGGTTGGTTGACGATATTAGAACCGACAAATCCACCCGAGAAACGAATCTTACCATTCCTATAGATGTTTACAGTGGCACCCTTAGTCTCCTCCCCGTTGGAGATTTCAAGGGTAATCTGAACACTGAAGAAGTTCTTGTTCAAGTTTCCCTGCATACCATAGTTGCGTGTATGGGAAAATCCAGTCTTAAACTGCCCAAACCACCCCTTAATCTCCTTAGTGTCTACATAAAGACCATTCCCAATGGAGGTTCGAGCGAGGGGTCTCTTCTTCAGAATTTCCGTGAGGTCGATACGAATCTCTTTACCAAACTCGCGGTTTACGGTAGCGTTAAACATTCCTGGATTTAACGCACCAATTTGAAGTCCAATTGTGGGAGCGAGCAACTCTCTCATATTGTTATTGGAGAGTGGTGGTGGTACAGGTTCATCAATTTCTCTGAGAATGTTATCAATCATTTTATTATTCACATCGACAAACTCATTCGCCAGTGGTTCTGGACGTGGACGTGGACGATACTGGGGGCGTGGAGGTGTACGGAATCCAGCCATACGTGTGGCACGCTCACGCTCTACTCGGAGAAGGTCTTCTTCGAGTTCCCGAGCAAAGTTATTATTTTCATTCGAGTTCGAGTTGGTTACCTCGACACCAGATTGCCTGACAAATTCTTTAATTTTCTGGCTCATACTATAGATGGCGATTTTTTTTAGTGGTTGTTCATGGTCATGAGGTCTTCTTCGACGATGTCTACACCGTATATGACTGGCTGATTAGGGTACGCTCGACCCTTGTACGTTACAATCTCATTCCTGACTTCGATATCATAGGTGCTGAAAGGACCCACGTAAAAGTCTGGATTGAAACGCGGGGAACCGAGGTTGTTGCTTTTACAGTGGTTATTGAAGCTCTGGACAAACAGTTTCTGTGGCACAAAGAGTTCCTTACCCATGACCACATTCGTCGAGTCTAGGAAGTGGTGCAACGTGTTCGCCACCATCGCCACCTGCTTCTGAATCTTCTTGAAGTATGCTGGAACAACATTCCATATGTCTCGGTCTCTATACATGTTCGAGTAATCGATGTACGCTCTGATGCACTTCAAGAGAATCACGGGAAGTTCCTTACCAAGCTTCTTATCGAGAAGAGGGTCAGCTTCACGCACCTGTTTGGTAAAGTTCCACGGAAGGATACGGCGAAGAACAGAACCAGAATTATCCTTCCAGTTAGGAACCTCGTTACCACCGAGAACACCTGGGGTTTTCCACTCCAGTGAAACGGCAGACTTATTCTTTACCGCAACGGATACACTCTCACCAGAAACGATAGACTGGAACTCCGCCTGTTCAAGTGCGAGGTCTCCCTTCACCTCTGGGGCGACAAACATAAACTTCCCCATTAGCGATGAGAGACCAAACTTCTTCTCAATATTGTTCGAGAGGGTTCCAACATCCTCGGGTTCGTAAAACTTTTGGAACACCTTCTCAATCAGAGTAGACTTACCCGAACGCGCGATACCCTTGAAAAAGGGGATAATCTGCCAACTATCGAGGTCTCCGATATCGTAACAGAGTCGTCCACCCATAACATACGCCCAGTCACACACATCTTCTTCAAACTGCTGATAGTGAAGAACTCTGTCGAAATTGGGGGTCGGGATATCCTGCCAACGCTCTACGTGTGAATAGTCGTCAAATTGTTGGTCAAAATACTTACACGAGATAATTGTTGGGTCCAGACAGGCATAGTCCTTACTATCATATGGGTAAAAGCGACATGTATATTCACCCATTTCGGGATTCCATTCCTTTCCAATAAATAAACCATTCCTGAAGGACCATACGTACCGACGCTTCTCGATTTCAGGAAACTGAACATCGTTACATGTTGAGAGGTTTTCAGTCACGTCACGAAAAATAGACCCTCGACTCGTAAAGTTCTTCCACATGGAAAACTCATCCTCCTTAGGAGCGAGAGAACGAACAAATTTACCAATTTCAAACTTGGGAACCCAGGCGCGGGTACTGTATCCCTCTATGGTTTTAATCTCTTCGTAGCAGTGATTATTGTACTTACGGTAACCCCTTTTGTACGCCTCATCTAGACAAAAGATAAGACACTTTTGGTAAGGTGCACAACTCTCAATCTCATCATCATCCATAGTTGCCGAATCATAAATTGAGGTAATCTGTGGAACGGCTGTGGGGTTCACGACACGTTCATATGCCATGTAGTGTCTCCTGATATTCTCATATCCATCCTTAATTTGTTTGAAGACGTTGTTTAAGCGCTTTCCAGCAGTGGCACCAGAATCGTCAAACTCCTTTTTGTCAACACCCAGATCACTCAGGCGCTGCTTGAGTTCTGAAAGGAAACGACGCTGTTTCTCTCGCATACCCTTGACTGCCAGGATGTCAATCTTCTCTGGGATGGGATTGTTGTGTTCATCCCAATGATCTTTGTGAACAAATTGACGATAACCCAGTTCACGAGCATTCCTGTAGTCACCAGTTCGGAGATCCCATGCGCTTTCAAACTTTTCAATTAGGTTGACAACCTGTTCCTCATTCATCGATTGGATTTGCTGTTTCTGCAACTCTGCGAGTGCTTCATACCTGTTGGGTTCCTTATCGATGAAGTGGGTATCTTCCATTTACAATATATAGGATTCTTTTCCTTAAATCAGTTTTTGAGTTGAGCCAAAATTTTTATAAGTATCTTGTTTTGGACTTGGAGCTGCTGACCGATCCCAATCAGAGCGGTGCAAACAGTCTCCCCCTCTTCAGTGGCAAGTAGGGAGGTCATTAGTGTTGGGACGTCAACCCCATCGTCGAGGTCGTCCTCGAAGTCCTCGAGTTCATCTTCAGTGACGATTTCACCTTCCTCGATCTCATCCCCGGTTTCGTCCTCTTCATAAACCTCGATGGACTCGGGATTTTCGGGAATTTCATCAGGGTAGGTCGTCATTTATACTGAACTGAGAAAAATGGGGGTCGGGAAATGCGCATTCCACCAAAATTATTTTCTCTGTATATAGTACAAAACTCTCACAATGGCCGGTGGTCTTATGCAACTCGTAGCTTACGGTGCCCAGGATGTCTACCTGACTGGTAACCCTGAGGTAACTTTTTACCAGGCGAAATACAAGCGCCACACCAACTTCGCGATGGAGAACATCGAGCAGACCGTCAACGGTACTGCCTCCGACTCCGGTCGCGTGTCTGTTACCGTTGCCCGTAACGGTGATCTCGTTGGTGACATGTACCTCGAACTCGTGTCGAACGCCTCGACTTCCCGGGATGCGTGCTGGGTCGCCGAGCGCGCCGTCAACAACGTCGAGCTTTCCATTGGTGGTCAGCGTGTCGACAAGCACTACCAGAAGTGGTGGCGTCTGTACTCCGAGCTTTACCTCGATGAGGCTAAGAAGTCCAACTATGGTAAGATGACCACTGGTATCGACGGTAAGACCGTGTACCTCCCCCTGATCTTCTTCTTCAACCGCAACCCCGGTCTCTACTTGCCCCTGATTGCCCTCCAGTACCACGAGGTGCGCATCGACATCGACCTCTCGTCCACCTTCACCAACTACCTCGATTCCCTCAAGGTGTGGGCCAACTACATCTACCTTGACACCGAGGAGCGTCGCCGCTTCGCCCAGAAGGGTCACGAGTACCTGATCGAGCAGGTGCAGCACACCGGTGTTGACACCGTCACCGGTAACGGTGCTAAGAACATCCGCCTCTCGTACAACCACCCCGTCAAGGAGCTTGTGTGGTGCATGGGTGGCGATTCCCTGTGGAACTTCACCTCCAACACCTCGAACATTCTCATGGAGTCCGACCTCACCACCATTGCGGGTTCCAACTGCTACGTCCCCACCTCCTTCTCGGGTGCCCCCATGCTCGAGACTGGTACCGTGGCTTCCGACGTCGCCTTCACCGAGGATGTCGTTGGTCCCCTCGACACCTTCAAGCTGGTTCTCAACGGTCAGGACCGCTTCAAGGAGCAGCAGGGTAAGTACTTCAACCAGGTCCAGTCCTTCAACCACCACTCCGGTTCCCCCTACCCCGGTGTGTACTCGTACTCCTTCGCGCTCAAGCCCGAGGAGCACCAGCCCACTGGTACCTGCAACTTCTCCCGCATCGACAACGCCCAGGTCTCCATCAAGCGTAAGGATGACATCGTTGGTGCCGAGTCCCTCCACATGTTCGCTGTTAACTACAACGTCCTCCGCATCCAGTCGGGTATGGGTGGTCTCGCTTTCTCCAACTAAGCACCAAGTCTTAGTTTTTTGAAATAATTAATCAACAACTCATTTTTAAAATGCACAGTACCAATGCTGTTTAAAAATGATTAGAAAGCCACCCTTGCGCCGATCGGCAAGATTACTTAAATATAAGACTCTCATTTTAGATAATGTTCAAGAAAGTGTTTGAACTTTTTGTTAAAGTGGATAAACCCAAATTGGGACGCTGGTCTCTAAAATCTTGTAATGAAATTTCAACATCCATAAACTCCGTGTATCAGAATAGAGACCACTGTGGAGATACGATATGTAAAACACCAAAGAAGGCTTCGGAGTACAATGATTTAAAAGAGTGTCCCGATTCAAAAGTAAATGCTCCCGTGCATGAAACCACCCACCCGAATTGATTGCGCCATTAGACATCGAAGATGTCGGGTATGTCCCTATAATAAGTTTTTTAGACCTCAGGAGACGACGAAATCTAAAAAAGTTAGTCAGTCGGTTGATAAAGAAACTAAACAAATTCAAGAGTGAATTGTTTGTTGGTAATTGGACCAGATGTCAGTTTTTCAAATGATAAGGTGAGACCTAAAATTTCACTCTCATCACTAGTCCAGCTACCTGTCCGTTTTTTTTCATTCCAGTATAATCCATTTTGAATACCTTTGTAATCTACATCAGGTGTACCACGTGGTTTATCGGGGGTGCATGTACCATTCCATATATTTTCGACGTTGTTTATGTTGCATACACCTGTTGGTCTACTATTATTATCAATGGGTCTGCATGTTATGGCATTGGGATTAAGGGAAGAGCCAGTTATGTGTCTGTGATCCCATCCATTTTCTATGACAAAACCCTTACATTCATTAAAAGTAGTATTTTTAAAATTATTACTACGATTGCACCACTTCGCACATTCTTCTAAAGCATTCTCTCTGTCATCGTTGTAATAAACTTTCGTCGTAAGTTTATTGTAAAAATATGGCGTGGTGTTAATTCTACCTTTATAATTGTAATTTGTCGGGGCCTTCTCCGAATATATTTCTTGTGCAGATAAGAATTTGGCATCGGGACTTTCTGGGTTGCTTGATGTTGAAATAATGTTTTTTCCCTGATATTTAGAAAAGTAGAGTGGGACACATTCTGAAATCTCTATTGGAAATTTAGCATCCACTGGTATACTTTCCCCATTGGACATTTGTTTGATACAAACACCGCCATCCGTGTCAACTAATGGTGATAGGTATATTTCTTGTCCATCAAAAATATCCATACCGTTGTATTTGATTATCACCCGCTTTTTATCTATTGAAGTTGTAAGCTCGTTGTTATTGTCGTCGAATACAACAAATAATTCAAGAGAAACGAGTTCATTATTATCTATGACCCTCGAAAGTTGTTCAGGATTTATAGTGCTTTGTTGCGAGTCTACTAAATTGTCTAGCCCAAATATGTCCGAATCATACGACAATTTGAAAATATGCGTACCTATGACACTTTCATTTGGTTTTGCCGAAAACTTTAACGTATAAACCTGATTCGTCGCAAATGGAGGAGTAATGGTTTGTTGGTCAGTGATACCTTCATGTACACGAGTACATTTAATCAAAGACATGAAGTTTTCACCCCCCTCGACTGAAAACTTATACGTAAATTCAACTTGCTCAGACAGTTTAGACAGTTCTTCAGATGTGTAATTTTCGGTCTTGCCTGGAGTTTCATTTTTTTTAGACATAGATACACCGATTACATTGAATTTTGGTTTTTCGGGTTCTGGTTCTGGATTAAATTTAAGTAACAGCACGACGATTAGAAGTACTACTATTACCACGAGTGTAGCGGATAGGTAGATCCTACTGTTCATTACAATACATAAACAAAAAAAACTATACAAAGGTATGTACGAAATCTACACAGACGGAAGTTGCCTTGGAAACCCCGGAGCTGGTGGATGGGGAGCCATAGGTGAAGACCTCAAGTTGTGTGGTGCCAGTGCAAAGACAACAAATAACATCATGGAGATGACTGCGGTGGCGAAAGCCCTCGAGGAATGTGTGAAGAGGGGCATTGAGGAGGTGCGTATTTTCACGGATAGTAACTACGTGAAGAATGGCATCACCAAGTGGATTATCAATTGGAAGAAGAATGGATGGATGACTTCTGCGGGGACACCTGTAAAAAATAAGGAACTTTGGATTCAAATCGATACACTCAGGGACAAAGTGAAGATGATTGAATGGCGTTGGGTCAAGGCACATAATGGTCACCCCCAGAATGAAGCAGTCGACACTCTCGCCAGGGAGTGTGCAAAAAATATCCAGGTAACGTAATGGGTCAGGAAGACATAGATGCCCAACCTGTGCAACACTTTTGGTGTGAGAAGCAGGAGCAACTTTTGGTACGTTGGGCAGAGAAGGCGGCGGGGTACAGGTGGCTTCATAACCATGCACGCCTCTATTACAAGAAACAACACGATTACCTCTCCTATCCGAGTATAGTTATTGCGAGTATTACAGGTGTGGGTGGTTTCGCTGTCCTCAATCCAAGTGGGAATGATGATGTGGATTCAAGTACAAAAACAAAAATTATTGTGGTTCAATACTTTTTCGCCTTTCTCAATGTTCTCGGTGGCATCCTGACTTCGATAAGTAAGTTTAGTCAAAGTGCGAACCTAGCTGAGGCACACTCTGCGATGTGTGTACAGTACTCCAAATTTTATAGGAATATCGATATGGAATTGTCCCTCGACGTTAAACATCGTGCAGATGTTGTGGAATTTGTGATGAAGGCGAGAGAGGAGTATGACCGACTCCTCGATGATGCTCCAGATATACCTGCCATATCTATTAAGGCATTCAATATTGAATTTCCAGATAAAGAGAATAAACCCGACGTATGCAACGGTCTCAGTATTATCATGAGCGATGACGCGGCATCAACCATTTCTTCCACAGCGAATCCAGTTTCGAGATGGGTTACGAGTGTGAGAAAGTTAAACTTTAAGAGGAGGAGTCAAGATTTGCCTCGACAAAATTCTATTGAGGTATAGTATAATGCTGCAGCTTATTGTTATTCTCGTGACGACCCTGTTCTATGGTCTCATTTACACGGCTATTCATCAGGCTGACCCCGATGCTTTCGGTTTCGAGAGTATGATTGACCCCTTCTACTTTGCGTTCACCACCATGAGTACTGTAGGCTACGGCGACTATGGACCCAAGACGAACATAGCGAAGATGGTTGTCATGTCCCAACAGTTCATCCTCATGGGTGAGATTCTGAGCATGATTGACTTTGGTAAGAAGGTACCCAAGGTGAGGATGAATGCCGCTAACGCCCTCCCCAAGTTAGCCTAAAGTGCATGACTTGTCGGCAAATACAACATAAAACGTTAAAAACGCGACAAGTACAGTAAGGATTTGATTCTTGTATTTGGGATAAAATGCCAAACTACTCACGAGTAGACACAGTATGTATACGTATACAAATTGTGTGTATTCGAAAAAACCTCTAGTGTATCTATCTATACCTAGGGTTCC